ATATTCTTTATATTCTTTTATTAATTCTATTATCTCGTCTTCCTTTATCATTTATATATTTATCAAATATTTTATTAATTTTATTAATTTTTATATCTATTTCTTCTTCTCGTTCAATTAATGCATTATATTTATTTTTGGTGTATCCTGCTTTCTCAAATAATTCTTCTTGTTCATTATAAAAATCTAGATTAGTAAATAATTCTATAGTATTCTTAAGTAAGAATGATATTTTTTCTTTTACTAATTCTCCATTCAAGTTTAATTCAATAATAGAATAATTAAGCATCTTAAAATCATCATTTATAAAAACATTTAGTATGAATAACATAGAAAATAATAAATGTTTATCTATAATAAGTGAATGTAACTTCTCAAATGTATATAAGAATTTAAATATATGAGTAAATTTAGTTTTGAAATGACATCTTTTTCTAACATAACAAATAAAGTCATAATTATCATTCCATAAAGGATATTTATTTAATAATAATGATTCTAAATTTTCGTTATCAAATATATCATTCATTTCTTTCTTCTTATTTAAATATTCAATATTGCAAGAATTACTAGGAATAATAACTAGTTTTTTATTATTTGGTTCTAATGAACAGTTAATATTATAAAAATTAACCATATCAATTAATCTTTTATATAAATTTTCAGAGCATATTCTTTTTTCTGGGTCTTGTTCCAGCATTTCTAAAATAAGTTCTTTATAATCAGATTTAAAATTAGAACATTTCTTAGTATCGTAATGTTCTGAAATCTTATTTTTAAATTCTTCATTCTGATAAAATTCATTATATGTCTTTTCATCATCTGTATCTAATAAATCATAAATATCAAAATCAGTTAATAATTCCAGAAACATAATTCCTAATGCCCAGATATCTTGTTTGCTATCATATTTTTTAGTAAATGGGTCTTCTATATATTGAGTTACTTCTGGTGCCTGATATCCATATGTGGAAATCATAGTTTCCAACATGATATCTTCGGTTTTCTTATAATAAGAATGAGAAAAATCAATTAGATAAGCTCTCTTATTTCTCATCATAACATTATCTAACTTTAAATCTCTATGCCAAATATTTAAACTATGCATAACTTTAAGTGCTGAAACCAAATCTATAAAAATTTGTAAAAGTTCTCTATCATTTTTAGGCTTATGGTTTAATAGTAATTTATCATATTTTTCCATAACTAATTTAGCATAAAAATATTCTTTATTATTTTTGGGTTTAATATTATTAACAAAGTCATATTTTAATAATCTAGGAGTATTTTCTAAATAATGTTTATTAATATAATGTAATATGAATAGTTCCTTTACCCAATACATACTATTAAAATCAATAAACTTATTTGCATTTTCATCAATAATAACAAATCCAGTGCATCCATTTGTGATAACATTAGACGAATCCGTCAATCCATTTTTAGAATCTTTTTTAGAATCTTTTTTAGAATCTTTTTTAGAATATTTTTTAAGTGCTAACTCTTCATTTTGGGATTTAACTTCATTATTTTGATTTCCTAATTTAAAAGCTTTACTATATGATAGTATTTTACTAAAAATTATTTTTTTATTCAAATTCATTTTCAAAGATATCTAAATATAAAATAACAATTATTTATATTACAATACTTTTTAAAAAAAGTATAGCAAAAAATAAAAAAATACTTTTATACTTTTTAGAAAAAGTATTGCAAAAAATACTTTTAAAAAAATACTTTTTTCTAAAAAGTATAGCAAAAAATAAAAAAAGTATAGCAAAAAATCTTTTAGTAAAAATATAGCAAAATGAATATTCACGATGGTCATGAATACATTTCTATTAAAATTTTAATAAATAAAATATCAGTAGAAACTATGCAAATGAATAATGAGTATTTAGACCTTGTAAATGAATATAATAATAAACAAAAGGAATTAAATAATAAGAAATTAGGACTTGTTTCGCAGGTTAATTATTTATTAGAAAAACAGCTACAAAACCCAACACAAGAAAACCAATTATGCATTACAGCTCTATATAAAAATATAAATGAAATAGATAATAATGAAGACATAAATAAAATAACTAAAAAAATAAATAATATGCAATATGAAATACAACATAAAATAACTATAATTTCTAATCTAGAAGCAAAAATACCTCCACAATTTGTAATAAATAAGTTTTCCTTATAATATACTTTTTAAAAAAAAGTATTGCAAAAAATACTTTTAGGAAAAGTATAGCAAAAAGCACTTTTATACTTTTTAAAAAAAGTATTGCAAAAAGCACTTTTGGGAAAAGTATAGCAAAAAGCACTTTTATACTTTTTAAAAAAAGTATTGCAAAAAGCACTTTTGGGAAAAGTGCAGCAAAAAAGAAGTATAAAAAATACTTTTGAGAAATATGCAGCAAAAATATTTTTAAATAAACATAACAAAAAACATTATACCCTTATTTTTATTGCAATACTTTTTTTAATATACTTTTTTCTTTTTTGCTATACTTTTTTCTAAAAAGTATTTTTTTAAAAGTATTTTACACATTTACACTTATTTTTTGCTGCACTTTTTTTAAAAAAGTGCTTTTTGCAATACTTTTTTTTAAAAAGTATAAAAAGTATTATGTTAAATTTGAATTTTTATATAGATAATAACATCAAAAAACAGTATAAAACTTTATCCTGTATCTTATATAAGCATGGAGGACGAAACTATGTTTGTTGTGAATCGTAAGGGACAAGAGGAACTGCTTGACCCTAATATGATTACTAATAGAATTAAGAAATTAGTAACAAAAGAGCCTAAAATTCAGCATGTTAATCCATATGAGCTTATGTTAGAAGTATGCAAAGGTATTAAAAATAGAATGCAAACTAGTGATATAGATGAATATGCAGCAAATGCTTCAGCTAGTCTAAGTATCGGTAATCCTTATTATTTACAAGTAGCAGCAAGAATTGCTATAGATAATCATCAAAAAAATACATTAAAGAGCTTTGTTGATAAGATGAAGCTCGCATATTTAAATGAAGAAGAAAATGGAGAAATTCATTCATTAATAGATAAGGATTTCTTTAAATTTGTAGAGGAATACAATGAAGAAATAGATAATATGATAAATTATGAAAGAGATTTCTTATTAGATTTCTTCGGTTTCAGAACATTCCAAAAGCAATATTCTATTAAAATTAAGAATAAGCCTATTGAAAGACCACAAGATATGTTTATGAGAACCGCAATTGCATTAAATATTAATACAGATAATATGATGAATAACATAAAAGAAACATATGACTTATTGTCATTAAAAAAATATACACATGCTTCTCCTACATATTATAATGCAGGTGGATTAAGACCACAATATGCAAGCTGTTTCTTAATGGGAACAGAAGATAGTTTAGAAGGAATCGAACATACAGGAACCAATATGTCAAGAATTTCTAAATGGGCTGGTGGCATTGGAGTTCATATTAATAATTGGCGTTCAAAAGGAGCAAGAATTAGAGGAACTAATGGTCTTTCTTCTGGTATAGTTCCTTTTATTAGAATGTATGAATCGCGTATGTTAGCATTTAACCAAGGAGGAAGAAGACCAGGTAGTGCAAAAATATATATTATGCCACATCATCCAGATTTAATGCAATTCATAGAATTAAGAAAAAATACAGGACATGAGCTTCTTAGAGCAAGATTTCTATTCTATGCTTTATGGATTCCTGATATTTTTATGGAACGTGTAGCCAATGACGAAATGTGGTCATTCTTTGACCCATTAACATGTGGGGACTTATCTGAATATTATGGAGATGAATATAGAGATAAATATTTGGAATTAGAAAAAAATAAAAGATATGTAGCGCAGAAACCTGCAAGATATATCTGGGAATGTATTTATGAAGTAAATTCAGAAACCGGAATGCCAGATATTTTATTTAGTGATAATGTTAATAAAAATAATATGCAAAAGAATATTGGAGTTATTAAAAGTTCAAATCTATGTGTAACAGGAGATACTAAAATATTAACAGATAATGGATATTTTAATATTTCGGAACTAGAAGGATATCATAATGTTTGGACTGGAAAAGATTTCAAAAAATCACTAGTTAAGAAAACATCAGATGATGCATCATTAGTAAAAATAACATTCTCTAATGGTGCTATTATTAGATGCACTAAATATCATAAATTTCCTATTAGAGGTATTACCACATATATGGAAATTCCAGCAATCAATCTTAAAATAGATAATGTGCTTTTGAAGTATGATTTGCCTATTTTAGATATTGATAATGAATTTAAATATCCATTTACACATGGTTATAAATGCGGATTTAATAAAGACCAAGATATTATATTATATAATATCAATTCAATCGATAAATTTGAATATAAAGAAATTATTGAAATATCTAATAATACTAGGAAACTAATTCTACATGAAGATATGGAAGAATTATATAAGGTTCCTATTAATTATAAAAAAGATAACAAGGTAGATTGGCTTCAAGGATTGATAAATTCAGCTGGATTTAGATTTCTAGATGCCAGAATTTATTTACAAATTGCACATAGTAATTCAGAATTCTTAGAAAACGTCAGATTGCTATGTAATACATTAGGTGTAAATCCTAGTTTATCTAATGGAAAGCTTAAGTTTAATATTATTGATTGTAATAAATTATCTGAATTTGGAATTTTATATATGACTGAATCAATAGCAATTGATGAAGACTATATTAATTTATCAAAAGGAAGATTTTCATATGACTTCATTAATGATTTAGAAACTGATGTAAAAATATCATCTATTGAATATTTAAGTTATCAAGAACCCGTATATTGCTTTAATGAACCAGAAGAACATATGGGAGTATTAAATGGAATTATTAGTTTGAATTGTAATGAAATTGTTCAATATAGTTCAGATAAAGAATATGCAACTTGTATATTATCTAGTATTTCATTACCTGCATTTGTTTATGATAAAAAAAATATAGATAATAACTTTCCTACAGAACCTTATTTCGATTTCGATGAATTAATTTCTGTTATTAAAATAATTGTTAGAAATCTAAATAACTTAATTGATAAGACATATCATCCAACTAAAGAATCAAAATTAGGTTGCGATAAACAAAGAGCTATTGGAATTGGAGTTCAGGGCTTAGATGATGTATATTCTAAATTTAGATTTCCCTTTGAATCAGAAGAAGCAGCGGAATTAAATAAAAGAATATTTGAAACCATTTATTATGGTGCATTATCTGCTTCTACTTCATTATCTAGAGATATCTATAAAAATAAAGTAAAAGAAACACCAGATATTAAAAAGACAATTGGCGCATATCCTGCATTTGATGGTTCCCCTATTTCACAAGGAGTATTCCATTGGGAAATGTATGAAGCAAAACCAGTTTGCGGATATGATTGGGAAACATTAAGAAACCATATTAAAACTTTCGGAGTTAGAAATTCTATGCTTGTTGCATTAATGCCTACAGCATCAACATCTCAATTATTAGGAAATAATGAATGTTTCGAACCTTATACATCTAATGTATATAAAAGAGACACATCAGCAGGTGAATTTATTGTTATTAAAAAATATTTAATAAATGATTTATATAATGCTGGGTTATGGAATCCTACATTAAAAGAATATCTAATTGCTAGTGAAGGTTCTATTCAATATATCGAAGGTATCCCCGATGAAATGAAGAATTTGTATAAAACAGTATGGGAAATAGACCAAGGAGTTTTAGTTCAACAAGCAATTGATAGACAACCATATATAGACCAAGCACAAAGTATGAATCTATATGTTAGAGACTTTAATTTAGAAAAATGGAATGAATTAATGTTTATGGGATGGACTGGCGGATTAAAAACAGGCAAATACTATTTACATACAGAACCAGCAAGTATGCCAACAAAATTCAGTATCGACCCAGCTCGTCAAAAGGAAATGAAGGAAAAGCTAGAACAAGTTAAAAAAAATACTGACTTCATGAATTACAAACGAGATGTCTGTGATTTGTGTTCCGCGTAATATACTTTTGGAAAAAGTTAGCAAAAAAGAAAGAATAATAGAAAATACTTTTTAAAAAGCACTTTTAGTAAAAGTGCAGCAAAAACAAGTGCAACAAAAACACTTTTTAAAAAAAAGTATAGCAAAAACAAGTGCAACAAAAATAATGCAATAATAGAGAAAAAATATAAGAATACTTTTTAGAAAAAAGTATAGCAAAAAAGAAAGAATAATAATGTAAATAATAATTAGCAAAAAAATAAATTTTATTCTTATATTTTTTTTCTTATATTTTATTATTTTTTTGCTATACTTTTTCTCACTTGTTTTTGCAGCACTTTTACTAAAAGTGCTAAAGGAGAAACACATTGCTTGGGACTACATGAAGATTTTTAGTAAATCTATATCTATTTTCATCTAGGATAATTTGGTGCTTTTTAAATTTATCTAATTCATAATCAAAATAGTTTTCTTCTTTAATACATGTTTTCACATTATCAATTAATAAAGGAAAATATGGTCTAACCAATACGGTATTTGGATTTGATGTTGGTTTAAAATTAATATTGATTGCTTCATTAATAGGAATTTCAATATATTCATTAAAGATTGCCCATTCATCATTTACCTTTGCAATATTAATTGTATCACCATATTTTAATGTTTTAGATTTAATAATATCATTTACTAAAAATGTTCTGGTTGGATTAATATATGTTTTAGCCAAATTAAGATAAATAATTCTATACATTTTGATTGTTTTTAAAGAATTTTGATTGTTTTTGTTTAATAAATATAATTATTTGTTTAATAAGATTTTATAAAATATAAGTATTTATCTATACAATATTTATATAAAATACTGTGTATTTATCTATTTTATAAAATATCATATAGATAAAATAAAAAATAATGTGTATTTTATGAATATTATTTATAAAATATTATGTGAAGTTTCAAAAAATAAAAAATGCTTTTTTTTTATTGTTTTTTTGGCTTCTTTCGAAACGTGGAAACTCAAATCGAAGAAGCACTTTCATGTTTTTATGTTTTTATGGCTTATTTCTGTTTTATGTTGTTTTTTTCAAACGCACACGCACAAATATATACACACAAACGCACAAACTCACAAAATCCCAACCTTAGCAGATTTGGAAACAAACGCTGTAACACGCGTTGAGCTCAGCTGTTCTACTGAGGACAAAGTCCTCAAAGGCAGCAGAGACAAGCTCAAACGTGTTTGCATTCTGCACTTGCTCATTGATTTGAGCTTGTGCAGGACTTGACAAGTCAGAAGAGGCGCGAACCAACTCCTTCATTTGTCTTGTCTTTGCTCCCATTTCCGTCATAAGACGTTCCTTTTCACGCATCAGCGCCAACTCTGCCTTGAACTTCTCCTCGAGAGTTCCAGACAAAGCTTGAAAAGTTCCGCATTGGATTTCGCGACTTGGACGTGAGACAACTTGTCTCAATTCAAGAGCGAGGGGTTGGTTCTGCTGTTGCTGCAAAACCTGACAGTGCATAACGCTGTCAAAGACGATTCTCATTGCCGAAGCAAGTTGCGTGAGATTGACGTCTTTTTTATCTAGACAAAGTCGAACGGTTTCCGTAGCGAGCTTTGCTGAATCAGAGGTGAGGAACTGTTTGTTTTTCTCCAACACACCAAGAATCATGAACTTCAGAGAAGCAACATGAGTCTTGATACTGTTGAGGAGCTCGATCATGCGATCGGAGTACAACAAACGGTTCTTCAAATCCTGAATATCAGCAGAGAGCATGGTAAATGTCGTCATTGCTAGAAGTATGCAAATAGGTATAAGAAATTCATTTTTTTATTATACATATTTTTTTAATAAAAAAATATATTTTAACGAAATATTTCACAATAAAAAAGACTTATATAAGGAAAATAAAAAATGCTTTTTTTTTATTGTTTTTTTGGCTTCTTTCGAAACGTGGAAACTCAAATCGAAGAAGCACTTTCATGTTTTTATGTTTTTAT